GGGCACTACCGGCTTATCCCTGTCGCAGATATCCGGTAAACCGGGGCGCTGCGCTCGCCTGTTACTTGGTGCGGCCGATTTCAGCTGCGGCGCGGACGATGGCGCGGCGCCAACCTGACGTGTAGTCTTCGGGGCCGTACATGTATTCGATGCACTCAACGCCATTTTCGTCTTCTGCAAGAATGCAGGCTTCAGACGCCAGGACGTTCAGCACAAGCTTCGCCCCCAGCCGCAGTGCATCGCCGTCATCCTCAAGCGGGTCCCACTGCTCTCGCCCGATCTCTTCCTCGCATCGGTAGTAGCAGCCGGAATTCTTAACCCACTCCACCTGATAGCCAGCAGCCTTCGCCGCCAGCTCCAGTAGTTCGCGATCATCCATCATCCTTCTCCTTTCCAATTCCTCCCCCGCCACTCCCTGACAATCCATACGATCCAGATAGCGGTGAGGAGGAGTAAGCCGTGATAGGGGGTCATGCTGCGAACAGGCTCTGTTGCGCCGGCCCCATTAGGAACTCGACCAGATCTTCACTCGGCCAGTCGGTAACGTCCGTCCAGTCGCCGTAGTAGGCGATCCGCTCGGCCGGGTGAATCCATCTGCCTTCGGTCTTGTCTGGACTGATGCAGAAGCTGAAACCCTGTTCGCGCAAGCTCATCTCATCCTCCTATGTGCTGATGGGTGCCCATGGGGCGGGGTAATGCACACAGCAAAGCGCAGATGCCTACTCGGGTTCGTTCCCAGCGGGCGAGGCCATCGGAAGGTCTGCGCTTTCTTTGTGCACTCAATCGCGGGCCTCCGGCTGGTTACGGCTGACGCGCTACAGTTGAGTCTCCCGGCGAGTGCCGGTCTTCTTGCTCTACCGCTCTATGCGTCGTAGTGCGCTGGCGGGGTCTGGCGCGCTTGCGTGGGCTAGCGCGTTACGCTGCGGCGGCTGGTCATATCTGTGCCGCCCAGGTTCGTCATGGTCTCAATGGCACCTCCTTGTCTTTGCCTCATCGTTGAATTCATCAAGCCACCATCTCCGCCTCTTCCAGTCGCTGCGCTCTCACTACCACCTGAGAGCGTGGAGCACCTGGACGGCGCGCGTAGCCGGCTAGGCGTTCATCGTCACAGTGATGCAGCCGTTGCTGGCTCGCATCACACTCCAGCGGTTCAACATCACGGCAGGCCCGAACTTCTTGCCCGCCGCGCGCTTCACCTGATCGGCGACCGACTGCAGGCTTTCGCCTTCGTCAGCAATGGCCAGCCACTGGAGCCGCTTGCCGCTGCTAAGGCTGGCGTCGATGTTGAACTGGGCCATTTGCTATCCCTCAATCTCAAAGTGGCGGCGGGCGATTTGCTCGCCGATCTCATCCAGCAATTCAGCGGCGCCGAAGTGGTTCACGATCTCCTCGATGTCGAAGTTCGCTAGCACCGTTGCGCCGTCCGCGTCGTATGCCGATACGCCCATCAGCGTGCGGCTGGCTGGGTTTACGTCGATCTTGTAGGCGTCGAAATTCAAAACTGAGATGTTCATTTCTCACTCCTTCCAGTGGATTCCTCCTGATGCGCCCCGCTTGAGGCGCACCGAGGAATCTTCTGTTTCTCCACCACGCGCATCGCCCGATTCGTATCTCTGGCCGGTGTCACACATTTCGTGTTCGGTGTTATTCGCCGGCTGGCTTGCGTGGTTTCGCGTCCTCACATGTGGTGAGCACGGCCAGTTCCAGAGCTGGCATGGAGCGGGGAATTTGTAGAGCGCGCTGTATGCCGAAGCAGACCCCGCCGCGCTGATCCTGAATTGTGTAAAGAGCGTTTTGGGATTCACCCGAGGCCCGTTTCCAGGCCCTGAAGCGTGTCGCGCTTCGATGGGGTGAACAATACGGAAACGTATTGGATCGGTCAATACGTTTTCGCATTAATTTATGCGGTAGGTCATACGTAGTGGCGTCAGTGATCTGTCGCTTGCATGGAAACAAGCGAAGCGGCCATTCGTCGGATGGGTTCAGGCGGGGAATCTGGGGCACAAAAAAGCCCGCTCAGAGGCGGGCTTTTGATATCGCGGTGATATTAGAAGACGGACTTCGCTAGCTTGGCGTCGATGACGCGTCCGATGATTTGGACATCGCTCGTGATCTCAATTGTCTTAAAGGAGGGGTTAAGCGGCTCCAGGTACTCGACACCACTATCCCTCACGTAGCGCTTAAATGTGGTTTCACCTGTTGCGCCCAGCCTGGCTACGTAAAACTTGCCACTGACCAGATCAAAGCCTTCAGGCTGAACCAGAATGCGCATCTTCGGGGGGAAGCTCGCGCCATCCCCTGGGGAAACCATAGAAAGGCCCTTAACCTCTAGCCAATAGCCTCTATCGCCCGCCTTCTCGTCCGATTCGATGAATTCCTCGGCATCGCCAGGCATGAAGTTATCGGCAGATTCTGCCCACTGTCCCGCTGCTATCCAACTAATCAAGGGATACTTCCTCGCTTCCCTATGTGGCTGCAAAGTGGGGCTGACGTTGCTCAGCGCACCACCTCCGAAGAGCAGCCACTCGGGCGGAACCTTCAAGGCTCTCGCGAGTTTGGACACGGTATCGCGCCTGGGGCTTTTGCTCTCCCCAGAAAGTATACGGTTAATTGTTGGTTGCGGGACGGAAGACTGGCGCCAAAGTTCCCCCTCTGACCAACCCCTAGCCCTCATCAAGCCTGCAAGACGCGAGGCAATATTCATCTCATCCCCGATACGGTTTTGTATATCGAGATTGTATTGCTCTAAGTCATGCGTTTGCGTATCATCAGTCATACATAACCTGATTGGTATCGTATCAAATGACCATCCAACAGATGCTCTGTGAGTTGGCCAGTCTGGGCTACTCACAGCGGCAAATTGCCGAGGCTAGCGGGACTAGCCAGCCGAACATCAACCGCGCCATCAAAGGTACGTCTGTTCGGTACGAGATAGGCAAAGAGATTGAGCGCCTGCACAAGAAGGCCGTTCGTTCCGCGTCCCGCAAAGCAGCGTAACCCTACCCACGAAGAGATAAGGAGTTTCCTCGCCATGTATGACAACCCCCGCCACAAGAAAGAACAGATCGTTAAAGCCCGCCTGGATTACTACGACGACAGCGAGTTCCGGAAGTTGGCCAACCAGATGCGCATGCAGCCCGCCGTGTTAGCCCGCCACTTGATTAAAGAGTTCATTCGCGAGGCCAAGGGGCAGTCTGCCACTACCGAGCAGCGTACCGCCGTTTAGAGGCACTGAGCAGGGGAAATTTGTGGGTGAGCTTATTGATCTGGGGGAATTTGACGACGAGGAACGGAGATTCCTGCTTGAGATGGCCAACGGCCTAGGGCAGTCGGTGGAGGACGCTGCAGGGCAGGTCCTGGAGATGATCGCAGTGAACCGGAAGGCCTTAAGAGGCCGACTGGTAGCAGCAGAAGTAACAGACCTAGCCCTAATCAGGGCTAGGAAGCGAGGGCCTGAAAAGGACCAATAAAAAAGCCACCGGACGAGGGTGGCTTCTTCAACAGCGGTACAACGTGAACAGGAAAGATTATGGACAACGTGATTCACATAAGCAACACCCAGCGGGGGTTTACCCGGATGGACAACAGCATCATGGAGGCTCTGGCTGCAGTTGATCTGCCAGCTCGTGAGTTCCGCGTCGTGATGGCTATCGCTCGCCAGACCATCGGATACCAAGTCGAGAGCAAGCGTCTCTCTGCTGACGAGATCGGCAAACTTACCAATATGCGCCGTGACGTTGTATCGAAGGCGATCAGCCATCTCCTTGAGCGCCGGGTCATCTTCCGTGTTGGTGGTAGCCGTGGAGAACTGGGGGTTTCCCCTTCGAAAGAATGGTCCTTCTACGAAGAGAAGAAGGCATGTCTCAGTGAGACCAAAACGTCTCACTCAGCCCAAATAGTCTCACTGGTCACTGATGCGAGTGAGACCAAAACGGCAACTTCCCTTCTTTATACAAAGAAAGAACCCCTAGTAACTGTTCCTACGGAACAGATTACTGCCCCCCAAGGGGGCGACGTCACCCCAGCTGAAAAAACCACTGGGGTTTCGTTCAACGGCGAAGACTTCGAAGTCAGCTCCGACCTGATTACCAAATGGGCTACCGCATACGCTCCGGTTGACGTCGAAACCGAGATCACTCGGGCCGCTGCCTGGGCTGCCGGCGCCAAGGCGAAGAAAGACTACCGCCGCTTCCTGGTCAACTGGCTTGCCAAGGCTCACCGCAAGTCGGCCAACGGGGTTTCCGAGGCCGGCGTCCCGGTAGATCAGATCATTGACCTGTACCACCGCGTTTGCCCGAACCTCGCTGCCGTCACCGTGAAGACCGACAAGGCCCTTCGCAGCATGATCGTTGAGCGCTGGAACGAATCAGAGGCCCACCAGAGCGGCAAGGGTTTCTGGCTCCCGTTCTTCGAGAAGGCCAACAACCGCAGCCAAGTTTTCTACCGTGGGCAGAACGTCGTTCCTCGCCTGGAGGCTCTGGTAAGCCGCGCCGTCTTCCGTGAAATCTCGGAGGCGCAGCAATGATCGAACTTCACAGCCTCGAAGCCGAGCACGGCGTGCTGGGCTCCATGCTCAAGCAGCCGCACCTGATTGACGTCCTCAGCGATGACCTGTCGGCAGAAGCATTCGCCTACGCCGACAACGCTGACCTGTATCGCCTGATTCTGGAACTGCACAACGACGGCCAACCGGTTGACGTAATCACCCTGTCTGACCGCCGTTCCGAGCTGGCTAGCGGCACCCGGACTATGGCCTATGCCGGTGAGATCCAGAAGAACACCCCGAGCGCCGCAAACGCCAAGGTGTATGCGCAGATCATCCGCGAGCGCGCCGTGGGCCGCCAGATCGTTTCCGCAGCTGAGCGCATCCACGAGATCGCCCACGATCAGGCCAGTATCGAAGACAAGATCGCTCAGGTTCAGTCGGCCGTCATGTCGCTGGATACCAGCGGTGCCGACGCTGAATGCCAGATGGTCGGCGACATGTGGGCAGAGCACATTGAAATCATTCAGGAGCGCCTTGATCGCTTCGCCAAGGGCATCGTCATGGATGGTCTTGGGTCGGGCATTCCTGATCTGGACAAGTACACGCAGGGCATGAAGTCCGGCCAGATGATCGTGATTGCCGGCCGCCCTGCGATGGGCAAAACCACTCTGGCCATGAACATCGCCGCAGACGTCGCTATCAACCAGCGCAAGCCGGTTGCCGTCATCAGCCTGGAGATGAGCAAGGCCCAGCTAATGGATCGCCTGCTGGCTGCTGTTGGCGGCATCCCGCTTCCGTCGCTGAAGACTGGCGAGTGCGCCAACGACTACGCGACCGAGCTTGGCTTGGCCGGCATGAAGCTGTCCGACGCGCCCATCGCGGTATCGGACGTGCCGGTCATGACCATGCCCCGCATTCGTTCGATTGTTCGCCGTCAGAAGCACCGCATGGGCGGCATGGGTCTCGTGGTCATCGACTACCTGGGGCTCGTGGAAGGCGACGGCAATGGCCGCGTGGAAGACGTAACGGCCATGTCCCGCCAGATCAAGCTGCTCGCCCGCGAAATTGGCTGCCCCGTGATCATCCTGTCCCAGCTCAACCGTGGCTGCGAATCCCGCCCCGACAAGCGCCCGGTGCTCTCCGATCTGCGCGAATCAGGCGCCATCGAGCAGGACGCCGACATCGTCATGTTCGTGTACCGGGACGAGGTTTATCACCCGAACACGCAGGACAAGGGTATCGGCGAAATCCTCATTCGCAAGAACCGTGACGGCGAAATCGGCATGGTTCCGACTGCCTTCCAGGGTGACAAGTCGCGTTTCGTTCCGCTCGCCAGCCACAGCAAGTCGAGCAACGTCTACGAGGTGAATTTCTGATGAGAAAGCGCCGGACGATCTTCGAGCACAAGGGCTACAAGCTGCGTTCTTACACCGAGCTGATGTGGGCGCGCCTGATGGATGCCGCCGACATTTTCTACCTCTACGAGCCGGATCTGATTCAGGTCAACGGCTGCAAGTACCTGCCGGACTTCTACGTTCCTGCGGCCGATTTCTATCTTGAGGTGAAGGGCACTTACCCGACGCCGGAAGAGATCGCAAAAGCCGAGCAGGCGCATCAGGCGACAGGCCGTCCGGTCGTGTTCCTTGTGTCCCGCCCTGAGAGTGACAAAAACGGTTTTATGAATTGCTGCATTCAGGCACCGGGCAAGCAGGGCTGGATTGACATCTCCCTGCATGACCTTGACCAGATTTATCGCGAAGTGGCCGGAGAAACTGCCTGGGTCAAGGCGCTGATATCGGTCCGAGAGGATGACCACGATTGGGTTAGGCGCATCGGCGAATTGGTTGATGAGGTCTTGCTTGAAATGTCCGGCCGCAACTCGATGGAAAGTCATCTGCGGCTCACCCACAAGCGCGTAAACGACCAGCGCGCATCGACACAGCGCGAGCCCTCATTGGCTGAGCTGGGCCTCAGCTGGTGGCGCAACAGATACCACCCGAAACCAACACCGCCAGCACAAATGATCGGCGAGCAGCAGCTTGCACAGGGAGCAGGACGATGAGTGATTTTTCGGAGATGACCGAAGCCTTCGAGCAGGCCCGCACAGCTCCCGATGCACTCGAGCGCGCATTCGGTCTAGAGGAGGAAGTTCGCGCAGGTGGCGTTGCTGCTGTGCGGGAGCGGCTGAAAGGTGATGGCCGTCCGGACTGCCTGGATTGTGGCGAGGACATCCTTCCGGAGCGCCGCAAGGCCGTGAAGAACGCCGTGCGCTGCGTGCCGTGCGAAGAGATCCATGCACAGATGGAGGCGCGCCGCCGTGGCTAATCCAACCTTCCCCCTTCGCAACGAGATGGACCGCCAGCGCGCTATCGCCTGGCTTCAGTCCGTCGATCTGGAGCAGCCGCGCAAGCTGGCTATCAGCGACGAAGACCGCACCGCAGAGCAGAACGCAAAGCTTCACGCCATGTTGGCTGACATTGCCAAGCAGGTAGAGCACGCCGGTAAGAAGTGGAACATTTTGATCTGGAAGCGCCTCTGCACCGCCGCCTGGCTGCGCGAGATAGGCGAGAACGCAACGATGATCCCGGCGCTCGACGGCAACGGCTTCGACGTCATCTATGAAAAAACCTCGAAGTTGGGCGTGAAGAAGTGCGCCTCGCTGATTGAGTGGGTATCGGCTTTTGGTGCTGAGAACCAAGTCCGCTGGACCCAGAAGGACAACTGGGGAGGACGGTACTGATGAGCGAAGAATGGAAGCAGTCCCGAATGGACGCCGGGTACGAGGTTAGCAGCGAAGGTCGTGTCCGCAGTAAGGATCGGATGGTTCCGCAGAAGGCTTGTGGGCGTGCTGCAGGCTATGAGCGCCTGCTTCCTGGCCGACTCCTAAAGCCATTCATCTCTAAGTCCACTGGGTATCTGCAGGTGAACTTCAGCGGAAAGGCTCGCCATTCCGTGCATCGGCTGGTGGCTCTCGAGTTCTGCGAAGGCCATGAGGATGGCCGCGTCGTTAACCACAAGAGCGGCGATCGCGCTGACAACCGGGCCGCGAACCTTGAGTGGGTTACGCCGCAAGAAAACAACCTCCATGCGTTCCGCGAACTTGGCCGAGCCCCGACGAGCCTGGGCAAGTTCAGCGGCGAGCATCCGACCAGCAAGGCGGTAATAGCGACTGATCTGCTGACTGGCGAACAGTTCTACTACGAGTCGGCTATGGACGCCGTTCGAGAAGGATTCGATTCCGGCGCGATCAGCAATTGCTGTTCGGGACGGCTGAAGAAGCACAAGGGGCGCTCATGGCGTAAGCCCGAGCAGTGGGAGGCCGCAGCATGACCAAGGCCGAGAAAGCGCATCTTTCCCGAGTCGCCGCGCTGGGCTGTGTCGCTTGCTACATGCAAGGCACGCCGGGCACGCCGGCCGAGATCCATCACC